CTGTAGCAACAGAGAAATCAACACCGTCCTTAACAATAATCTCAGAAGCATTGAACTTTAGTGCGTCGGCGTTGGATGCGTTACCAATATCGAAACCATCAGGACCCTTAAAGTCAGTACCCTGAACAACACCAGCAGCAGAGTAGATAACAGCTTTGCTGTTAACAATTGTTTCTGCAGCCGCTCCATCAAGAAGGTTAATCGATGCTGCGTCAGCAGATATCGCAACATTTCCTAAAGCAAGATTGTCAACTGTGACAGAAGACCCAGACAGTAGTGCGAAGTCACCTCTAAACCCTTGATGTTGGCCACCACTAACAGTCAAGCTTGCGGAAATCATAGAGCCTAAATGCATAGAAGAGGAAACTGATGTTGCAAATTCACCTTCTGTAGCAATTGCAGAGAAAGCTTTGTGAGAGCTTCCTGTTACAATTCCAACTGAGCTATAAATAACAGCTTTACTATTTGCAATCGAGCCGGCGCTGCTGCCGTCAAGTAAGTTTAATTCACCAGCATCTGATGTAACAGCAGTGTTTCCAAGGGTTAAATTATCAATTGTTACTGCTGATCCAGAAAGTGTTGCTGCTTGAGCACTGGATGCAGAAACTGATGTAACCTCAACTTTTTCTGTGCGGGTTGCAAAGCCTGTATATGAACTACCAGACACAACACCGGCATCGCTAATTGTTGCTGCTGAGCCTTGCGCAGTTTCACCACCTGTACCATTGGCACGTAGTACAGCATTGTCAGTGCTACCAAGGCCAGATAACGAGCCGCCACCAGAGCTAGCTAAAGAGCCGTCGTTGGTTATTCGAACATCTTGGCCTGTGTCATCCGTAAAAAATAAATCACATGGAGTATTTGATTTAACCCAAAGTTGTCCGTAAGCAGCTTCATCTGCTTCAGCATTTGCTTGCTCTTTTACTTTTATGCTTCCATCGCTGATTTTAAAAGTTTCAGCAATTTCGCCTTTTCCCGGCTTGAAACCCATCGCTAATGTTTCCCTTAATCGCTAATCCCTGAGCCTGATATTGGGCCCATAGAATTAGTATCAATATTAGTCAGTTCCGCAATAACACGATATTCAACTGTGCCTGCTGTAGAGGATACATAAATCTCCTTACATTTAACATTCAATTTAAATGAATCTTCATCACTATCTAGTTCAATATAATGAAACCCTGTTTGAACCCTATCTCCGTTAGACCCTGTGGGGGCAAACGAAAACCTTAGAGTGTTGCTTGAGTGGTTCATCACCGTCACAGTACGTGTTACTTTTGGAAACGATATCTTATGTTCACTACCTGAAGTTAACGCATCGGAACCAGTGATGTATGGATAACCCGATACTTGATATGATCCAACGTTGTTTAAACCGGGTGGATATCTCCATGAATTTGCTGGCATTTTTTAATCTCCTAAAACCTTTCATCTATAAATAGTTTAAATTGTGTATAAATAACTTAAAGAATATGGATCTCTTATATATCCCTTCCTGATAGAGCCCTTCTCGGTAGAGTGCTCTACATCCCCTAAGTCAGTACTGTCGATATTTTCTGGATCAGTCATGTCTTGCTCATAGTCGTCCATAACACTATCAACATATTCAAAGTATGGCCTTTCATCGTCAATAAATTTTGAAATATTTAAAAGTGCAACTTTTGGGGCGCTGAGATTTTCATCAATCGATTCAAGGACCGACGCCTCCATTGAGCCATAAACATTTCCTGACTGTACAGATTCGGGAATAATTACTCCTTTCTTTCTTAAAAAAGTAAATAATCTATTTTGAGCGCCGTAAACTGTATCTGACATATTTTCTTTTGCAAAGGTCACAATCTTATTGGTGCTGGGGCTCAATACGATATCAATGTCGCCATGATCAAAAATCATAATATCACCATTAAGCGCTTTGCGAATATTTAATTCAAGTCTAATTAAATTTTTCTTAGGCTTTTCTAATTCTTGGCCAATTGATACAGTTACCGACATTATTCATTGATTCCCTTAACTAAATTTTGAGTTTTTAAAATCTGCTTCAACATAGATTCATTGATATCGACTTCGTAAAAAGAATTTAGTTTTTCAATTAATTTTTCAACTTTCTGAAGCATGGCAGTATCACTATAAATTTCTTTTAAATTCAAAGAATTTTTTAATTCTGATTTAAGTCTACCAAGTTCTTCATTTAAAAACATTTTCAATTGCAATCCATTATCGGAAAATGAAGATATATAGTGGCTCAGCAATGCTTTCTGCTCGCTCAATAAATCATCGGAATATTTTTCATTAAATTTTCCAATAAATGATTTTAATACCAAATTATCAATTGGTTTTAGATTACTTTCGTTAATCTCATTGTTGTTTGACATATAGTTTAATAATTCTTTTTCAAGTAGTATGGATGATTTTGGGTTTAGTTTCCCACTAAAAATTTGAGAAATAGATGCTAATGTTTTGTAGTTAGGGATAAAATTATTATATACCTCAGAGCTTAATTGTTTGTTGATTTCATTGATAAGTTTTGTTTGTTGGTTGAATACCGCCTCTGGGTTAAGGAATCTGTGTTGAAATTTGGCCTCTCTTAAGATTTTTTCACATGCATCTTTATCAAGCGAACAATTTTCGTACAAACTTTGATAAATTTCTAATTCTTTTTTTAATACAGAATTAGGTGAAAAATATTTTTTCAATATTTTTAAAGTCCTAATTTTATTCTTATCATTTTTTTGAATAATGCTTTTAGTAATCTCCTTAATCAAAGATTCATATATAAAGGCAGTATTTCTTTTTTTATTGTGCTTTTGTTTCATCCGTTTTTAACTCCACTACGTTTTCTTTTTCTTCAAGTGATTTAATCAAATTCCTTACTTCGTTATTAATTTCAAACAATCGATTTTCATTGTCATTATAAATAGGTCCTTCATGCTCGTAAATACTTCCACGTGAGTGTGTTCTAAGCTCTGGGGCTCCGAGATTGTTTTTTCTATACGTGTTAACCTCCGGGGATGCGGCTCTCTCCATACCTCGACGGAGGGCCCCTAAACGTCTTTGATCTACTTTCTTTCTATGATATTTACTGGTGCCATGACCATCTGGGGATTTATATATTGTTGGCGAGTCTCTACGACCCGGCGGGGTGCCGCCGGCCTCTGGTGATGTTAGCAACATTGAATCATCTGGCTCAGCGGCGGGGGCTGGTGCTGGCGTATCTGCACCGGCTGCTGCGGCTAAATCGCCGCCGGCGTCATCAGCGCCCTCAAGCCCGGGCAAACCAGCACCTTCCAGATCACCACCTAAGCCGCCCCCTAAGCCGCCAGCATCTCCACCAGCACCAAGTGCGCCGACTTCTGCAATTGCCTGAAGAGCTGAATCTTGTTTTCGATCATAAAACAGCTCTCTCTGGTTTCGTAAAAATTCTTCTTCTGACATATTAAACAATGTTTCAGCAACCCATCTTCTAGAAAAGAAACCTTCGTTAGCTGCAGCCGCAGTGTCAAATTTAGATCTCCAATGCTCAAGCTCTTGCAACTCAGCAATTTTTGATGGATTGTTCAGGGCTAGCTTAAAACTTAAAAGATCATCACCCCTAAAACCCAAAGTGTATAGATGAATAATACCAATTTTTTCTAACTCTGAAACAACAACACGCTGTAATCTTTGAATTGTGCGTGCAAATCGAATATCTTTTTGTGCTAATGTTGTTTTGTCTTCGTCTGCACCTTCACCACGTGACAAGTACGACTGTGGTACTTTTAGCGCAGAGAACAATTTATCTCTAAGATATTTGATATCATCAATTTCCGTGGTGTTTGAACCACCCGGTAAGGTGGTAATATCAGAAGCAGTGCCTGCTCTTACGGGAATAAAGTAATCTTCTTCAATGCTTAATGGATTGTATCGTAAATCAACTCGACCTGTGTCTGGATCTATAACTTGATGACGTTTCATTTGTGTCACAATTTTTTGCATGTACTGCTCAACATCCTGTGGCGGTATTGACCCAACATCAATTTTAAACACCCTTCTTTCTGGTGAGCGTATCACACGATATGCCATCATTGCATCTTCCATTAAAGTAAGTTGACGCCAGATACGACGAGCAGGCTCCAAAATAGAAGTGCCATACGGTGCATACTTATCATTACCCAAAATTCTGAAATGTGAAATCTGCCAGTTTTCAAAAGTCATACCAGCATTATTCCATTGATATTGAATGTAATTTGGGTTTGTAGCGTCTAAACCCTCCAATCTTTCTATCTCTTGCGAAGGCAAAGCAATTGTAGATTTGACTCCGTATTTTTCATCAATGTCAAGGTACAAGAAAAAATCACCATATTTAGACATTGTTCTACACCAACCAAAAAGATTGTAATTAATGTTCATTATATTGTGAAATAAAACATCAAGGACTGCTTTGATTTCTTCA